CCGCTATCTCTTGGCCGCCAACAAAGCGCCGTTCACCGGGTTTAAGCGTGAATGATTCAGGTGCTTCTTTAGGATTAAGCCGAGAGTCAAGCTGCAAAAACGCCTGAGACTCGCCTTCTGGGTCTTGTTGGAATTCAACCAAAGATTGATCAATAACCGGAGTCTGAATGCCTTGTGAGTTCAATTCTTGCTTGGTTCGCTGCAATTCACCCACAGCCAAATCGGGACGGTTTGCACGAACAAAAGCAGCGCCCCTGCTCACCACATCCTTAACATTCTGGAAACGTGCTGCGCTATCTGGTTGGTTTAATGGAATACCAAGCGCCTGAGCAACTGTTATGGCTTGTTGTGGGGCAATCTGTGCTAACTGGGCTAACTGCTCACGCTGAGATGAAACTCCGCCCAGAGCCGCTCCTGCTGGCTGCTGAGTTGCTCCGGCCTGCCCTTGAGCAATGCCCGGCGTTGTTAATGGCTGAGAGCCTATTGGCTGAACAGCACCGATTTGACCAGCTAGTATCTGCCCTGTTAACTGCTTAGCCTCATCTTTGCTCGCCAAACCCGAAAGCTCCCTAATTCTATCCAGAACAAAACCATTAGCCATTATAAAATCCCCAATAATCCAGCAAAGCCGCCACCAGCACCGCCGCCAGCAATTCCTGGCGTTCCAGGAATCATTCCAGCGCCTCCAGCAAAAGCTGCGCCTGACTCGCCAAGATTCACGTTCTGCTGGCCTCTAAGCTGCCCTGTAAACGCCTTAGACTGAGCAATCTGCGGAGCAAATGAACTTGCAATATTTGCTAAATTAGCAGCCTGCCCTGTTGCTATATTCGCCAACCCAGTACCCTGACCTTGCAGCAAATTGGATATATTCGCGCCACGCTGACCCTGCATTCCTGCTACGTTCTGCAACAATCCCATTTGATTGCCAAAGTCTTGTGACGCTAGACCAATAGCTTGCTCTTGTAAGGCTCGGCGAACATTTCCGCCACCTAAGCCGCCAATTGCTGCTTGATTGCGGAGTAAAGACTGTTCGGCTTGCTGGCGTAAAAAGGCTTGGCCTGGAGAATCTTGGAACCCCTGAAAAGCCTGAGCCTGAGCTGCTGGGCCTTGTGCGCCAGAGAATGCCGCCAACTGTAATTCCGCTGATCGAGGGTCGAGCGCATCAATAGCTTGAGGGAAAAACTCACCAATATCGGCACGCCCTGTCTTTTGCCCTCGGAGAATGTCGGCTCGCGCCATTTCCTGACCACGCTCCAGCGCCTTCGTTGCATCCTTTTGCCCCTCTTTGGCGCTAAACATCCCGCCACTTGCAACATCAGCAACGCCTTTAAAAACAGACTTTGCGTTGACTTGCTGGCCGAACAACTTATCTAGCTTTTGCTCACGGCTTAACATATTGACCTCGAATAAATGTGTATATCTGTCAACTCACCATCCTCTATAATGGCATTCTTTAAAACGCCCTCCCTCTCAAAACCACAACGAGAGGCAAATAATTCTGTTGCTCTGCGATTGGCTGGTATTTCAGCAATCAGCTTCTTAAATGGTAAATCTTTTACATATTTTACCAGAGACTCACCACAAAATGCCCAGTATTTACGCCTAAATGCTTTCAATAGGTAGCAATGCAAGTTCAAACAAATGTTCGTTCTAGCGCACAATTGCCACACGCCTATTCTCTCTCCATCTGCCTCAATATGAAGCCACAAAGACCCATCATCAAAGTTTAAATCTTCCACTGTACACCCATCATTGGATGCTGCACTCCAATCATCCATTAGGACAGAGATAATAAAATCCCTGTCATTGCAAATCTCTACACTAATATCCATCCCTTTGTCCTGTCTCCAGCAATATCTGCATCTCGCTTGATATAAAGTATAGCACCTGCTGTTCCTGCAGTATCCATATATTGCTTTGTAGGCTCGGCTTCTATAACACCTTCAGGACTTCCAGAGCCTTCCGCAACGCTAAGCTTTGATACTAGCTGAGTCCAATTTCTGAACTCTTGCGACATCTCAGCCCTTTCATCAACAATCGGCCTGACTGGTGTTGGCGGGGCAAGATCAGGCACGGGCATCAGCCTCCGCTTTAATTAAAACAGCCTTAACTGGGTCACTCATAACCCACTTCAAAACTCGATATCTTGGGAATCGTCCAAGCCTTCGCCAAATGCAGCGACGGTTATATTCACCGATCTTGCCCAAAGAGCGAGGGATTTCATTATTAAACGTTTTAGCATCGTCAGACCAAGACAGGCGGATAACCGGATCTGGAGCATCGTCATTGCCTACGCCACTCTCAGGAGTAATTTCAACGGCTGAGACAAATAACGGCTCTCCCTGATTAGAAAAAGGCTGTGTTGTGTTTGTTCTGATAATGTTGTTGCCATACTCAAAATATAAGTCCGAATCTAATGCACCTATTCGCCCGTCTTTAGAGTCGCCAACCAAAACTCGGCCATAGGCAGTAGTAATAGAGTTTACGCGCCACCGCTCATCATCTTCGCCAACGCGTGATGACCTTTCATGCCATCGTTGAGATGTTAGGTCATAGATAAACGTGGTGTCTCTAAATGTGAACCCAGCAAAATAAGCACCCTTATCAGCATAAGCCCATGCAAACGATATCTGTACATCTTCGTCAGTAAATGACGCCAATTCCTTATCTATTGCCGTAGTGGAGACTTTCTGAACGCCGTTACCAACAAGCCTCCAAATTGCTGGAGACTCATTCACTCCAGCGCCAATAAACATAAAGGATGAAATTGTTTCAACCACGCCAAATGGCGAACTAATTCCCTTTGGGATAACAAACCCATTGATTCGCTGAAAGGGAAATCCGGCACCCCCAAGGTTTTGAAATACCTCGATAGTCTCACTGCCGAAGATAAACAACTGATTAGAATGAACATGGGGCGCACGAATAATGTCGGGGTCAGCTTCAGCACTACCAAAATCCAGAGCATCCCAGTTTAATCCGTCATTTAACGCGGAGACAATAAACTTCTTGCTGTCTGTGTTGCACACGAAATAGCCATCAACGAATACAACAATTTGAGGCGCACCGTTAGCCGTGAAATCAGAGTCGGTTATCTGGGTTAGCGTGTCTGGAGAATCAGTAAATATATACCCGTCACCGCCAGGCACAAGAATCATCAACTGCGTTCCATTGTCAGCCATCGATACACGACCAGACCCAGAAACAGTGCCCAAAGCATCAAAAGAAAACTCATCGCCAGATTCGGTGACAGTTCTGTTTAGCCGATAAAGCGTCTGCCCATTAACAAAGTACGGAATCCCAGCCATTGTGTGTGAGCCGCGATTAACCTGCTGCACTTGACCAGTAGTAACAAGCTGTCCAATGCCAGGCGTCCCTAATAGCGTCTCCTGACCCAGTGCCGGAGCCTGCGGGATGTTCGGATACCAATTAATACACCGCTGCGCAGAAATCGGTAAAGATTCACTCTCGTAATACCCGTTGGCTATTGGAAGCTCAATTCTTGGCATTAGTTAATCCTAAATACAGCAGAGGAAACTAGAATATCGTTAGTTGCTGAATCGTTTGCTACAAAAACCTCAACGTAGTCATTAGTGGAAAGCTTCTCCTGCCACAAGCCTGTAACTGACAGGTCTGACCCTCCTGATGTGCTAACTGTGCGCTTTGAGCCGCTAACAACCGAGCCATTAATCGCCACATAAGCAGCTATGGTTTGTGCGCCACCAGAGATCGGGGACATTGAAATAGAAAATGATATAGGCAGCGTTGCATCTTTGCCACCTGTATACGTCAAGCGTCCCGCTGCTGTAGAGGAAAACTGACTAGCAAGGTCTTCTGTCCACGTTCCCGCAACCAGAACAGGTGTCGTAGCAACAGAAATAACCGTGTTGGTCGCATTACCCTGCATTGACAACAATCCATCTGGTCGAGTGTCAGGGATGTCATCATTCTTGGTGAATTCCCACAACGCGTCATCAGCAGAGATATTGTTTAAAATCGTACCCAAGCCGGAGAATCGACAGAAATTTATTTGAGCTGTACCGCCAGCGTTTACGTTGCCGCTGCCAGTTAGCCCAGAAATGAACGTTGCGCCAGACGCAACACCGCAAGTAACACTATCCAAAGTTAGCGAATCAAATGTAGCCGAACCCAAGTCAAACATGGTTCCAGCGTTTAAATTAATAAGACACGGGCCATATAGCAGGTTGGGGATATTGCCAGAAAAGGTAATGCCAGTTCCGGTAACATTTGGCGTGGTGAAAAATGTAAATCGTGGAATGGTTCCGTTTACTGTGCCAACATTCAGGCACTGAGATACAACAACATCCTCAAACCGGCAAACCTGGGTTGTACCGGAAATGTTAAACACGGTTCCAGACACGCATGAAATAGTCATTGACTCAACGCTAATAGCTGCGTTGCTCGATGTGAGCATATCCCCAGAGCCAGTATAGGTTAAGGTCGTAACCCCAACGCCAGACCCAGTAAGAAATGTTGTGTCTTGCAGAACAATGCGGTCAGTGCCAAGATTAACATCATCAACCATCTGATAACGAGTATTGGAATCTAGCGTAATAACCCCAGACGATGGGGCAGGGAAATCATCCTTGCTAGAAATAAAAACAAGCTTTGACGTTGACGGGGCCGAAGTCGAAGCAATGTTAATGTTATCGCCATCAAGCGTTAAAGATATCCCGTTTCCCTCAGTCAGGCCTCGAATTAACGGTTGAGTAGCTGTTACATTGGCAAAAACATCACGATCAGCGCCAGAACTAGCAACAAAGTTATGATCTAGCTCTACGCCGTTAGAGGGACTAACAGACGCCGTTATACCTGAGCCGTCCTGAATGTTACGAATCTTATTGACCGTGCCAACAGGGTCAAGAACCGGAGTTCCTGTGCCGCCCTCCTGAACAATCGTTCCCGTTGCCCCAAGTTCAGGCAATAAATCAGCAAAAGTGATCTTGTAGTTTACGCCATTGAGGAAATAGTCAAAGGACGCGCCGCTTTCTACGGTTGTCTTAGCAGGAAAGTTGGACTTTTTACGCCCTTGAGCGCGATTAAAACCTGAGTCGTTGTCGTCAGCCATTAGCTACCTGCCACTGTATTTGTGTTTGTTTCTAAGCCGATACTGCCGGTGGTTTCAGCCAAAATATCTGACTCGTCACAGGCGTAGTAATGATGGCCTCCACGAGTAAATGAGTTGTCCTCATTGCCAGAGCCAATAGGCAACGTGCAAGGGTATTTTGTCGCACCCATAGACTGGCCTAGCTTGCGCATGGCCCTCATGCCCTGCCTTGCAATCTCCGCAACAGCAGGAGTAACAACACCGTCATATTCTGGCGCTGCCTCAATAGCAAGGTTGTAGATCATTCCTCGTAACGCGCCAGGAGGAACGGTCACATCGTCAGACAGCTTTGTGACCTCGGTATAGCCAAGAGAAATACCCTCAGCATCCAAAGCCAACATGTAATTGTTCATCATAAAGATGAAGTCCTGAGCCTCAGATGCCTGTATAGGCTGCTCTGTAGCTTGGACAAGAATCTTTTGTAGTGAAGCCTGTATTACTTGTGCTGCAGTAGCCATTTATCCAGCCTCGTTAGCCGCTTCAATCTCTGCTTTAGTTCTGCGCTTACGCTTGGGTTTGTCGGCTTTCTTCCAGCCTAAAGACTCGCAATACTCAATAGTCTCTTTTGAGTCGTTCGTTTCAATCTCAGAACCAGATGGACGAATCCACTTAATCATACTCACCACCAAAAAAAAGAAAGGAAAGGGGGCCGAAGCCCCCTCAAACAGCTTATACGCCGTAACCTAAGCAGCTGAAGCGAGGGTTAAACGTAATGAACGCAGGAAGGAAGTCAAAACGAACCTTCTGCACGTTGCTATCGCCATCACTGTACTTCGATACGCGGATAGACATGCCATCCTCGGTAGTCGCAACAGTGTCAGTGCTGTACAGCTTAGGCAGCTCGATAGAGGCCAAACCATAAGCTTGCTCGTGATAAGCCAAGTTAGGCTGGTAAACAGTGTCACCAGTACCCAACAGCGTCACAACGTCACCAGAGGTCAAAGCACTATCAACAGTGTTATATTGACCATCAGTTTCATTGATTGCTGGGCCTGTTACTAACAAAGTACCTGCGCCTGAACCATTCAGCGTTACGCTAGCAGTTACAGTAGCGCGCCACTTAACCTGAGCGCCGGAAGCGTCAAGAACATTCTCGCGAGTAGCGATGTTCAACGCGTTACGGCCAGTCACTTCGATAGTCTCGCCAGCAGCAACAACTAAGTTAGCCTGGAAGGCTGTTACAGCCAGAGACTGAACCATAGTGTCTTTGTGGGTGACGTAAGTGCCATCAGGTGTAGCAGACAGCGTACCCGCGCGGTCAGCGCCAGTGCCAGTAGTGTAAGAAGTCAGAGCGTTAGACTTCATTGCGCGGAAACCAGCGAAATCATTAGAGATCATCGCTTTAGTCCATGCATCATCTACCAGATTTGCGCTACCAGAAGCCAAGCCGCCTTGAGCGTCCGCCAAGTTAGCTGCAGTAAATGGATTCATCACATAGCTGCGAGGCATGTCAGATGGAACGCCAATAGAGTCCATTAATGCACAAGCGCCTGCAACATCAGACCACTTGGTTACAGCAGTGTCTGGGTCGCCATAAGTCAAGCCAGCGTTAGAGCGCATGAAAGTACCCAAAGAAGTCTCGACATCAGTTACGATACGAGTAGCCATTGGCGCAAGGATTTCGTCTAGCTGATCCAGCTCCAGAGCTTCTTCAATGTTGTCCCATTCAGTTGCTACTGTGAAATAGTCCTGAACTTCACCAGTCGCCTTACCTGCAATGATGTCAGACTTGGTAGAGCCTGAGATATCACCGCCAGAAGTACGGATGGTGTTGTAGTCGTGTGGACGTTTAACGCTTACAGTGCCACCCGTACGAGGGGTATAACGGCCTTGAAGCAGTTGTGTGTCAACGGTTTTAGTCACAACGCGAGAAGCCTCGAATTTTTCGAGGAAGATTCGCGCTAAGTCTTCAACCGTATTAGAGGTTGTGTTATTAGCCATGAGTGCTACTCCTAATTACTTAAATGAAGCTCCCTTCGGCCCCCTATCTTGTGGCGGAATACCCGCACCCTTCAAGGTTTCAATAGGCTCTGGAGCTGTTGGTTGCTTTTTAACTCCTACAGAAACAGCCTTTTGCTTGATGTCACTCGCAATACGAACCGCTGCATTCAATGAACCCATGCGGTTTAAATTGTCTAGCTCTACCAGATTGTCTGCTAGGTATGTCGCAATAAGCGGCCCTGCTTCATCACCTAAGATGTAGTCGGCCAATTGAGCGTCAATACCAAACTCAACAATCTTGTTTTCAGCAGCAACTAGACGATTTGTATCTACGCCTAACTTCGTGGCACGACCTGCATATTCTTCAACAACTCGCGCCTGCGCTTCTTGCTGTTCCCGTTCTTGCTGTTGGGCTTGAACGCGTTGCTGTTCTTCAAGAACACTTTGCCTCGCATCAAACTCAGCAGCCTGCCGGATAACATTGTCTCGCTCTGTAGCTTTAGCCTCATAATCATCATCATAAGGATCTGGCAATGGCGGAACATCCGGCCTTACTTCCTGTGGCAACTTCGCTTTGGTATCTTCAAGCTCCTTTCGGAGTCTCTCCGCCTCGCGTTCAGCTTCTTTGATCTTAAACGTCTTTTTAGCCGCCAGATCATCGAGAACCTTTTGCTGCTCATCAGTAAACGTCACTTTTTCTTCGTGGTTTTTCCCACTATCGGGTGCTGACCCCGACTCCTCAGCATTAGGAGTTTCCGCTTCTGCAGCTTCAGTTTGTTCAACTTCTGCCGCTTTAGCAGCTTGCAGCTCATCGGTCATAACAATCGCCCTTATAGGTATAATGCCGTGAAAATGTTACTTCTAGTTACAACTGTCACGTTCAGTTACAACCATTATAGCCCCATTATAACACAGGACAATAGTTAATAGATTTTAGCTATTGACTAGGCGGCAAAGAATTATCGGAAGGCAAATCAATAGCCTCCTGAGTTTCTGTAATCCGCTCAGCTTGGTTAGAATAAGCCTCTGCATTATTGCTTCCAACAATTGCATCAACACCCATTGCTTCACGTAAAGTTTTCAGCGTATCAGCCTGCGTATTCAAAGCAGTAACAATCGCGTTGTTTTGCTCCATCTGCATCTGCTGAATGGCCATTATTTGCTTGAAGTCAGCCTCTTGACTTGCAGCCGCCGCTTTGATCTGGTCATTCTGCGCTTGCTGTGCCGCCTTAAAGTCTTCACGATCTTCCTTCCTCACTGATAATGCGGTATCAGAAACAACCTTTTGAGTCTGCGCTTGCGCCTTCTCTGCCTCAGCCATTGCAATAATGGTTGCTGGGTCAGGTTGTGCGCCTTGCTCTTGCTGCTGGGCAATCTGTGCCTGTAGCTGCTCTTGCTCCTCATCGGTCATCTGATCCAAAGGAATAAGGCCGGACTGGAACAGTTGCTGGCGCTTACGTTCAGCCAATAAATCCATGCCAGGTGCCGTGATGTTATTAAGCAGGATGTCTCCGCCCAACTGAATAACAGACGGGTCAACAGAACCAATCTCAGTCAATGCAGTAACCGTCTCTTGCTGCCTGTTCTGGAACGATGGTCCAGCAGAACAAACAACGTCATATTTGCCAACAGACAAATCATTCAACGTAACCGGCTGCCCAGTTTCGTTATCGATAACCGTCTGATTAAGAACGGTCATATCAAACGAGCCGTCCTCTTTCAGAACCCTAACCTGACGCTCGGTGTCGTAAACCTTGGGGATGGAATCAATCAAGATTCTAGCCGTATGACAAATAGCAATCTCTTGAGACTCAAAGTAACTAATTGTCCCGTTGTCGCCTTTGTTTTGAAGCTTCTCAATAGCCACACCAGACTGCGCGTTGGGGTTGTCACCCATGTTCGCAGCAAATAAGCCTGCTGTTTGCCCCATCATCTGGCGCATAGCCTCAGAGATAGTGCGTAGACCTGGATTGATTTGTGCGCCGCCCTGCTGCATCGGAGGGCCAGGAAGCTTCTCATCTGGATTAAAGAACTGAACGGGATCTGAGTTAGTGTTCAGCGTTTGCAGTGTGCTTTCAAAGCCTGCCGCTTGATCTTGGGACATCCAATACTTAGCACGAGGAGCTAACGAGCCTTCTTCAACCTCACGGCTCATTGAGTAGTTCATTACGCGCTGAGGATCTAACAGCTTTTCAACAACGCCGTGATAGATAGCCTTGTTCTCAAATACGCGATAATTGCCGAAAGTAGGAATAATTGGGACATAGCTAAATACGGTCTTTTGCTCATCCTCAAGCCACCCAGCACCATCAAGCTTGCGGCTATAAACAATGTTATCCTTACGAGTTCGTCTGCGTTCCTCAGTAATACCCAATCGAGCTAGATCGTCGCGCACCTGCTCATATTCAGAATTAACCTCATAGACTTGGCCGTTAGACATCAATACAATCTCGCGGTCAACTTCCTTGATATAATAGAACTCGCCAACTGTAACCAAGTCAGGTTGGTGGTAGTAAGCCGTGTTATTGCGATCTGTAGAGATTGATTGCTGTTTGCCCTCAGGCCACTTAGCTTGATATTCCTCTTTCGTAATTCCTTGAAGAACCCAGCCAAAGCGAGCATCAGACCTATCTTGCAGCTCTGAGGCCACATCAAACCAAGCGCGATCAATAAAGTTGTAGATTGGCTCAATAACCAAGTCTTGATCGAAAGAATTATCATCGACAAACTTCTGAACAACACGCCAACCATCAATACCAGCCGTAACCATATTATTAGCAGACTGCCCAAATATGCACGATGCGTTACTAATGTTCTCAATGTTACGAATCAACCCATCTATGGTCTTAGCGGTATCTTTTGTGGCATCACCGCCAGCAGGCTTAACCTTGATATCAAAGTCTGCTCGCTTAATCTCTCCAACAACCTGAGCAACTATAGGCGTGGTCATATCAAATGTGTAGCGGGGCTTTCCTGCGTTGGCGTTCCAGAAGAAAGGTTCCCATTGTCCCGACCTGTGATTAAGAAATAAATGAGCTTCCCTAGCCTGCTCTCGCTGATCTCTATCGGCATTCTGAGACTTTTTAAGCTCCTCAAGAACATAGCTGTGGTCGTTATAATCAGGCATCAGCCCCATCCTTTAAATGTAATTGATTCGCCTTGAGTCTTTGGCGGCTTGTTTGCAAAACACATAACGAGCGCATCAGCCATATTGGGGCTATGCACTCCGCGCTTCCTCATTTCTTCTTTAGATTCTAATTGAATATTGGTGTTGTTACCATATTTACGCTTGACTCGCGTTAGCTCTGCCTTTAACGCCCTGAGCTTGGGTATATCGGAGGATAAAGATATAAGCGTCTCCGGGTCTGCATAAACGCCATTTTCAACCGCGTTGTAAGTGGCCTCGAACCTATCGCGCAAATACCACCAATACTGCGCTCTTTTGTTTCTAAACAGGTCTTTATTTGTCGCATCAGCATACCTCGCATCAGGACTGTCAACCTTTGCCCCGCCTCGATAAGCCTCAACAACCAAAGAGCTGCCCTCTATTCGCTTCTCAAGACCAACTTTGACCGCAGCACCAAGTCCGTCAGCATCATAAACAAACGAGTTACACCTTTCGTCATACGCGGTACTGAAAGCCTTGTCGATAGCATCTGGAAGCTCGCCATCATCCCACTCATCAAGCCTTGTCACTACACAGCCATGACGGACAGCAACAGCCTTAGCATCTTCTCCAGTGTCAGCAGGATCGAAGCCAGCAACCTTAATGCCCTGCTCACTAAGCGTTGATATCTTCTTGTGAGCGTCGATCGATGCCTCTACCCACTCAGGCTGAATGATAGAGTCTTCATAATTTGTATTGGGATAGCCGCCGTAAACGTGCAGCCATTTCTTGTAATGCTTTTCCTTCATCTGTTCGGAGTCGCGCAACAACTCCTCTGGCGCAAAAGGATTGTCCTCTAAGCCAACCTTGCAAACAAACAGGTCGTCATCTTCATAAAACCCGTTCTTGTCTATCTCTGACTCGTAAGGCTTTACGAACCTAGAATAAACCGCGCCGTCTTCTTCATAGGGATTGAATGAAATAAAAAGCTCTGACCCTGATTTTCGCATAGTTGGAATAAGAACATCCAAAGACCTCTCTGTGACCGTTTCGGCTTCCTCTATCCATGCAATATCGAAGTCATGCTTAGACTTGATCGAAGCAAGGTTCCTGGCTAATTGACCATACCTAATAGCAGACCCGTTAATTCCGTCCACTCGATTAGATAATGCCTGCAACTTATCCCCCATATTCATCTTTGTTATCTCGTCTTCCATCATAGAGTGAACAGAGTCATCAATAGAATTTTGGAACTCGCGCAAACAAAGAACTCTAGTCCTCTCTTTGTGGCATCGAAACAGTATTGTTTTTGCAAAGGCTACAGACTTGCCTCCGCCACGACCTCCATACGCCACCTTTATTCTTTTGGGCTTGAACAAGAATTGAAACTTTAGCGGAAGATCAATCGATTGCTTATTACCGGCCATGATTGACGTGATACCCGTGTTTAATCTCTGCTGACTTGCGAACACAGCAAGCCTCAAAGAAGTCATCATATATACCCAAGCACCTATGCTTACCTCCACACATAAGCCTAACCCTATACCTTCCTCCATTGTAGTTGTGTATACCATTAACTCCGGTCTTGCTGTCTTTCCTTGTCTTACAGTTTTTTGAGTTCTCTAGCTGCCCAACGTCCCTCAAGTTGACCCACCTATTGTCTGTCCCGTCTCCGTTGATGTGGTCTACATTTTTTGTCGGAAGGCTGCCTGTCATATATAGGAATGCAAGCCGGTGCGCGTAAAACTTTATGCTGTTTACGCGTATAACCCTATACGGAAGTTTTGACTGTGATACATGGGCTATATAGCCAGCTTCGTCACCTACACCGCGCCTCCCCTTGATTCTGGTGAATACACCCGTTTCTGGGTTATAGCTAAGTGCCGACTTTAACTGCTCTTGAGTAACCATGTTGCACCTCATGATTTGCACTTGAGTGGATGTGGCAAACTGATGTGCGATCAGTATTTCAGGAGCGACCCTAGCCACAATAAGATTGTATCATTTATCGACAAAGTTGACTTCATAGGCTGCAATCTTTACTGGGCCGCCATCTGCGCCTGTTAGTTGTTGGTCTTGCTTGTCGTGATATCCATGCTTGCCCAGTAACAGCTTAGCAATAGTGGGATTGTACTCGCCAATCATGGACTTATTGAAGGTTACAAGCTCCTGTTTTTCTTTAATCGCTTCTAATATGTCCGAAAACTGATTGTCATCTCTGTCAGCCCAATCGTAGATCGTTGATTTTGCTCGCTTTATAATGTCGCATAAGCCAACTACGCTAGGGAAGGCGTGACCATGCTCAGCATAGTTATCAACATACTCCCATGCTTTCTGTTGAAGCTCGTCTGTAAAGGTTACTGGTCTCACGTTTGCCCTCGTCAGGTAAGTGCCTCTATAACGCTAGAGTGTGCGGCCTTTCGGCTATACGCTGGGCTTTATCTCTATCCTGCTCATGTAAACACCTTAAAGCCATCGTCCTTAAATCGCTTGATAGCTTCAACTCGCGCCTTTGTGCAATCTTCCTTGTTAGGGAAGTCAAACATTTGACGGTCTTTGTCTACCCGTATGGATAAACGAAAACCATCACCAATAGGTGCGACAGCAGATACATATGCTCTCATTTCTTAGCGCCTTTACCCTTAGGGTCGGGAATCTTAACAGGCTTCTTGTTCCCGTAGATTCTTTCCCAGTTGTCAGAATACTGCTTGCGGTCTTTAACCCGCGACCAATCACCCTTAACGGACATTAGCCTAGCTCATATTTGATAGGGCCGCTGGTGTAAGCGGTACACTCTAAACGGAACTTATCACCATTGCTGGCGTTAATAACCGCATCAGGAGTGCCAATGGTCAAAGCCTTAACTGTTCGCCAGTCACCGCTTTTGAGCCACTGAATCTCTACCGTGCCAGCACCCTCTTCCAAGGACACGCTGATAGGAAGCTCTGTCTTAACTACCGGATCAGTTGCTCCAGTTCCAGTGAATTCACCCTTACGCTTATCTGTCATTGCCTCTCTCCGGCGTTAAATTTTAGTGATCTTGTGGCTTGTTACTTTCATATCAATAACCGCTTGCCATTATGGGTTGCATAATACCTGTTGATGAAATGGATGTAGTAGATAATGCGGCGACAGCCTTATTGCCAACTGTTAAGCCGAAAGTGTAGCTGCCCAATTCATTAGGGTGGATGTTTCCTATCTCCATAGGAAGGTCAGCGCCTGCTCCAGAGCCACCAGTAAACCCAGTTGGCGCAGAGGTATATCCGCTGCCTGGGTTCGAGATTGAAACTGCTGTAATCTCGCCGCTACCACCAACAGTGTCGATAGTAAGTTGCGCGCCCACTCCTCCTCCACCCGTTACCGAAAGCACCTCGCTGGCAATATACCCCGTGCCAGCAGCGTTTATGGCAACCTCTGTAACCTCGCCTTCATTCGTCCAAAGGCCCGATACAAAATTCTCTCTTGACCCAAACTGAGGAGCAGTATCTGCAACAAATAAAAAATTGTCATTGTATAGCTGTCTCTTATACA